ATTTACAACGACTCTTCTGTTATTCCGTTATTTTATTAAAGATTGATTTCAAATTTACGTATTAAAAAATAGAGAAAGCTGTTGGCTGTGCCAAACGAAAGTTTTAAAAACGGAATAACGGAAGGAATCACGATGTCATACTCGTACACTTCCTTCCGTCATAAATGTCGTTGTCGTAAAAGAAAGCTCATGTCTACGCGGCGAAGTGTACGGAGACACTATCGCCGCGCACCTCTAGCTTTACTAAGCGACGAGTCTGCCCATGTTGTTCACGTGGCGAGGCTGAACTGTCCACCGCCTCCCCTTTCGGAGAGACGGTGTGCGGGTTAGAGAGTTCAGCTAGGAATGCGTTTCCGCAGTTCCTCCAATTTCTGGTGACGCACGGACGAGTAGCGCCCAGCACTGGCTTGGTACCCGACATGGGCACCCTGACCAAAGGCCAGCACGGACTCAGTTACCACCGGGATGGTGGAGGCCGCAAGAAAGCCAGCATCAGCACTGGCGATGACCGTACGCTCTCCGAGAGGAGCAGCGGGTTCAGCAGCGACGGGGTTAGCGGCGGGGGAAGTTTTGACTGATTTCATGATGATCTCCGTAGGTGATGAGCGTAGGCCAATCCCACGCTCGATACAAAACAACAACAACCAATGGCGACGGGTTTATCGTCGCCGCCTTTGGTTTTGACTTTATCGACGCTTGACCATCCTCGTAAGGAGCGGGAGTGTGATCAGGTCAAAGAGGAAGACAGCCAGAGTGGCCGTCATCGTTCCGGCGACAGTGCCGCCGTGAATCTTGAACAACAGAATCCAGACGACGAGAGAGACAATCGTCTGGACTACGTGGCCAAGCATGAGCCTGATCAGGAAGTATGAGATGCCGATAAAGGCCAGACCGCCTGCGATGATCCAGTCGGTACTGCCGTGGAGTAGTGAGACGAACATGTTCAGCTCCTTTCTTAGTTAGGGATATCGTCTTGGGGGGCAGGTGCGTAGGCGCGCTCGTGCGGTCCGGAGTTACGATAGTGCCTGCCACGTCCGTCGACGTGCGGATACGTTCCCACCGGGTCGGGGGTGAACGCGGGTTTGTGAACCACGGTGCGGTTTGCCAGCGATGCTTTGAGCAGCTCTTCAAGCAGGGTGACACGTCCGGTAAGTTCAGCTACTTGAGCTTCTAACGATTTGACTGTTGCCATGATTGCCTCCGTAGGTTATGAGCGCAGGACATCCCACGCTCGATACAAAACAACAACAGCCAATGGTGACGGGTGTATCGTCACCGCAGTGGCAGTTGACTTTGACGTATGTCATTCATCTGGATGGCTTCATATCCAGATGAATGACCGAGTGTGGCGAGCAGCCACGGTTTGGTTGTTGACTTTCCGCGATCCAACGCGCTGCGTTGGCGGGGTGCAGGGCGAGTAGCCCTGCCGGGGTGCAGGGCGAGTAGCCCTGCCTAGGGATATCGTAAGGGGGCGGGCAGCCCCCTTCGGAAGTTGGCGGGGCGGAAACCGAAACCGAAGTGGGGTAGGCCGTTTGGTGGGCCGGGGGTAGGCTACCAGCCTAGTAAGTTTCACACTTCTCCAGCTTTTTCGCTTTTCGCTTTTTCGCTTTTCGCTTTTTCGCTTTTCACTTTTCGTTTTATTTTTATAAATTTCTCCACAGACTTTATGCCGCCGGCATCTCACTCCGAAGCCACCCCCGGTTGACTTAAAAGTGAAGTGGGCGTATATATTCAAAAAATTTCCAAGGAGTTTAGCGTGGCGGCAACGACAACTACCCGTAGGCGCGGTAAACCTTCAGCGGTGACCGGGATGACCCCGAATCAGGAAGCAGTGGCGGAAGCTGTGCTTGACGGGAACACACTGGCCAAGGCAGCAGAGATAGCGGGGTGTTCACTATCCAGTGCATCATATGCTGTCAAACGTGCTGAGCCAGTGAAGGCCCACATTGCTGAAAAGCGGGAAGAGCTGTCAGACCTGACCCAACTCAAGCGGGCTGACATCATAGTCGGGTTCATGGAAGCGATTGACGTGGCCAGACTGGCAGCAGACCCCGGTTCCATGATTCGCGGGTGGTCCGAGATCGGGAAGATGCTCGGTTTGTATGCTCCGGAGAAGGTGGAAGTACACATGACGGTAGGCCAGAGGGCAATCCAGTCGAAATACGAGGTAATGTCGGACGAAGAGCTGCTGGCCATCGCAGAAGGGCGCGGAAATGTGATAGACGGCGAGTGCCAGACCGTACAATGACCGTTACTTCGTCCAAACCCCCCAGACGCGGTACACCGAAGGTAGCTCCCCCTGAAGTACAGGTCGAGGACTACACATACTGTCCGGTTTGCAAGGCAGACCGTGAGACAGCCACGCTGACAGACGGTATTTGCCCAATTTGCCAGTCTGATACCACTCCGAAGGCCGCTCCAGCGTTTACAAAGCGCCCTACGCCCACTACTCCTGACGCAGAACGGCTTGCCAGTGAGGAAGAAGCCTACCGGATGCCCTATGACGCACCACAGAGCGTCCTAGACCCGTCACCGGAGCGGGAAATAGCCTCCAGAACCCTCTGTCGGCGTCGGCTCATGCCGTTTATCAAGAAATTCAGGCCGAAGTACACCGCTGGCTGGGTCCACGAGGACATTTGCCGCCGCCTTGAGCAGTTTGTGCTGGACGTGGCGGCTGGAAAAGAGCCACGGCTGCTCCTTATGATGCCCCCACGGTCAGGGAAGTCGGAGATTGGCTCACGGCACTTCCCGGCATGGGTGCTCGGGCAGTATCCGGAGTGGGAAATCATCGCGGCTAGCCATACTTCCAGCCTGACGATGAGTTTCTCGCGTTACGTGCGGGATTTGATGCGAGACCCGGCGTATACAGCCATATTTCCGTCTGCTACGCTTGACCGGGCGAGTCAGTCTGTCGAGAACTGGAACATACTGGGTGGTGGCGGCTACCTCGCCGCCGGTGTCGGCACCGGTATTACCGGGCGCGGCGCTCACATCCTGCTCCTTGACGACCTTGTGAAGGACATGGAGGCGGCGGACTCGACGACCATACGCGACAACACGTGGGAGTGGTACGCGTCGACGGCGTATACGCGCTTGGCTCCCGGCGGCGGTGTAATCGGGATCATGACATGGTGGCATGACGATGACTGGGCCGGTCGAATCCAGCAGGTTATGGAGTCCGGTGACGGGGACAAGTTCGAGATAATCCGCTACCCGGCCATCAACGACAAGGGTGACGAGTACATTCTTGACGGTGTACCCCACCGCCCCATCGTACAGGTGCCGCCGGAAGACGGTCCACCGCCGGAGGAGCAGAAGCCACGGCTAGTGCGTCCTATGGGCACCGCCATACACCCGGCACGGTACACCACGGAGGCCATGCACCGCATTCGGAAGAACCTCTATGCCGCTGGCCAGCAGCGCGTGTGGAACGCCCTGTACCAGCAGAACCCCGCACCAGACGACGGCTTGTTCTTCACGCGGGACATGTTCCGCCACTACCCCGTGCTGCCCCACCGCAGCAAGGTGCACGTGTACCAAGCGTGGGACTTCGCCATAACGGAGGGCACCGAGAGCGACTACACGGTAGGTGCGACAGTGTTTCAGGACGAGAACGACACGCTGTACGTGGCAGACATCCGCCGCTTCAAGAGCGCGGACGGCATGATGATCATCGACGAGATCATAGACTACGCTTTGGAGTGGGACGCGACCATCGTTGGCTTCGAGGACGGGCAGATATGGAAGGCGCTGGAGACTTCGTACCAGCGGCGCTGCGAGGAGCGGCGGCACTACCCCAGCTACGAGGTGCTCAAGCCCCTTACGGACAAGCTGGTACGCGCCAGCCCCCTGCGCGGGCGTATGCAGATAGGCAAGGTCTACTTCGACGAGAAGGCTGCGTGGTACAGGGACTTGTTCATGGAGATGACACGGTTTCCGGCCGGGAAGCACGACGACCAGATCGACGCGCTGGCGTGGACGATTCGGCTTATACTTCTGCACAACGCGCCGCGCTCGGCTGTACGCGAGACCCGGTTGCCTAGCTGGAAGGATAGGTTGCCCGGCATCGGTACAGGCAGCGCCGGTCACATGGCCGCGTAGTCCCACGCTATGCACACCGTGTTCTGCTATACTTTCTGCCACTTACAGGAGATGACATGTCCGCTGGAGAACTCGTAGCTCGCTGCTTTCACGCCCGCACTGCGGCGCACATCTTCCACCTCAAGACACGCAGCTACGCGGTGCACATGGCACTACACGGGTTCTATGACGAGATCGTGGACCTCGCTGACGCGTTCGCTGAGACGTACCAAGGATGTATCGGCCTCATCGAGGACTACCCCACGCGGTACACGATGCCCGCCACGGCAGAGGCGATGCTGAGCGAGCTGTACAACTGGATTGAGGACAACCGCGAGAGTATCGCGGAGGAGCCGCACTTGCAGGCTCTTATCGACGACATCCAGAGCCTCATCGACAGCACGCAGTACAAGCTCAAGTTCCTGAAGTAAGTTCATGCCAGCCCCCGGTTACTTGCGGCCACAAGGACTGCTCCCAGCTCTGGACACACTGGAAGCCCCGTACGGGTACAGGCAGAACGGGACGCCGAAAGGGCGCGGCTGGATGGGTGAGCTACAGCGCCCGGACGGCGGTGTGTCGACAGAGCTGAGCATAGGTACGGAGATTGGTGGCGTGCCGCAAGACGTGCCGCTTATTACACCGAACCAAGGGTTCCGGGACATGAATCAGCTTCTCTCCCAGCAGCCCGGAGCACCGCTACCCCGTGGCATGGCCGGGAAAGCCATAGACCACGCCATCATGCAGATGAAACGCGGACAAAGCCCGTACAGGGAAGAAGTGCCAGTACAACAGCCTACCCTGCGCGGGGCTGTCCGCTCAGGCAAGACAACATCCGGATACACAGAGCAAATTATGCCGAACCCGTTAGGATCAAGAGGTTAAACCATGCCAGTTAACGCACAACTCTCCCAAGAAAACTGGCTTCGTTTCCAGTATTGCCGTGATCGCGGTCACCTTGAGTTCATCACGAAGGCCGACAAGTGCGAGCAGTTCGTCATCGGTGAGCAGTGGCGCAAGGAAGACCTGACCTTGCTGGCAGAGCAGCGGCGTCCTGCCATGACGATCAACAAGATTCTGTCCACGATCAGCAACATCCTTGGTGAACAGATTCAGAACCGGACGGAGGTGCTGTTCCGCCCGAAGAACGGTGCCCCGGCTGAAGTAGCTGAGGCGCTGACGAAGATGTGGATGCACATCAGCCAAGAGAACCAGTTGCCGTGGACCCGCAGCGACGTGTTCTACGACGGCATCGTGCGCAGTCGCGGCTTCTACGACGTGCGGCTGGAGTTCGACGACTCCATGCAGGGCGAGATACGCATCGTGCCCATGAACAGCAAGAACGTGGTCATTGACCCGGACGGTGACAGCTACGACCCGGATAAGTGGAACGACGTGTTTATCACGAAGTGGATGTCCGGACAGGACATCGCTATCCAGTACAACGAGGAAGATGGGGAGTACCTCGCCCACCGTGAAGGTTCCAGTTATGTATACGGCTTTGATAGTCTTGAACGTACTCGTGATCGTTTTGGTGGCCTACTGCCAGTAGCCGGGTACTATGATGTCGGTGACAAGCACAACGTCCGCCGGAACGTACGAGTTCTGGAACGACAGTATCGTAAGCTGGACAACCAGCTCCACTTCGTAGACATTGAGACCGGGGACATGCGCCCCGTACCGGCGGACTGGG